TGACTTTATCTGGTATTCCTAAAAGAAATATTAAATCTCTATTTAACTATAAACAATCATTGAAGATATTAAAGAGTATAGATGAACAATTTGATCAAGCAACCCCAGACTCTTTGTTTAATGTAGCATCTAAGCTATATCCTAGCAAAGGGTTGAACTCTCATTCATATGATGAGATAGTTAATAGATTTAGATGTATAGATTTAGACTATCAATTATATATGTATAGAACAATGCCAGAAGCTATAGATACAGTATTCTTAGAACAAGTAGAAGATCCAGATGCATTGAAAAATATCAATGATCAATACTTCTCTCAGAATCCTATCTTGTTAGAAAAAATATGATAATTATTGAAACAAAATCATAGGGTAGAGTCGTAATGACTCTACCCTTTATTTTTTTATCTTTTAATCATTTGAGCCATATCACTCATAGATCTAGTTCCTAGTTCTTTTTTAGTAAACAATTTCTTAGAAACTTTAGATGTTGTAATGCCCTTACCTTCAGAAGATACTACACTTACATTATTATTTAATGCATCCATCTTACCATTAGAAATTGAATACCAATCTTGTTTAGTAGTATTATTGTCATTTGCTGTAGTCTTATTAGCATCGGATGCTTTATCATTATTAGGAACTTCTAGAATCTTGGAAAAGTTCATCATAGTAATACATCTGAAATTATCAGCTTCTCTAGTATAAATCTCAGTCTTCTTATTTAATAAGAATAATCCATCTTTATCGGAATGAGCCGCATAGTTCTTTACTACATATTTTTTATTTGGAGTAAATACTGATGGATCGAGATCATATTTATGAACAGTAAGTTTATTGATCTGATTCTCTAATTCTGATTTGTGATTCTTTACTTCATTAGGGTTATCGTTCTTAGTAACGATAATTTTAGTACCTAGTCTACCATCCCCAAAGGAACCACCTAGATTTACGTCAGATTCAAAACTACCTACTCCCAATTGACCTATACCCGTTAAATCTGTAACACTATCTAAATTATTTTTTAATAATTGTAAGTCTGCTTGGTTCATAAATCCACCAGAAGCCATATATTTACCAGCTGCAGATAATTTATTATAGATAGATTCTCCAGTAAAGGAAATAGCAGATACATCTGTTACTAGAGATACAAACTTGCTCTTAATATCGCAAGATAATATATCATTAAAGCTTGGGAAGAAAGATAATAGATTCTTAGCAAATCCAGTAATAAAGGATGTAATATTTTTAAGACTACCAACTACACCTTTTACTGTATTTACATAACCTTGCATCTCATGAACATTCTCCATTAACTTAGATGCATTTGTAAATAGATCTTCAAAATGGGTATGAGTACTAGAATCTGTAAATACAGAACTGTATCTATCGTATATTGGTTTAATTTTATTTACAAACCCAATAGCCTTATCTGCAATAGATCCTATCTTATCCATAGTACCATCAAACGCATCTGTTTGAGAGAATATTTTAGATTGAGAATGAGAAGAAGCAGAATAAGAAGAAGAGTTAATTTTAGATACAGAGTTTTTAGTTGCTTCTATAACGTCCTGCACATTAATCTCTGTAACAGAATTTAAGTAGTTATCCAAATACTCAGAATCATAAAACACTGGAGATATCTTCTTGATATTCTTTTCAAATGATTGACTCATTTGATTTAGTCTTTCATATTGTTTATTAAATCCTAATATACCATTACCTAGGAATTTACTAGTAATTGACTTAAAAGCACTTTGTACTACTGGTACGTTTATAGTGACCTTACCAGGTTTAGCAGGAACAGATGTTGGGAATCCAGATGCTTGCTGAATAACAGTTTGAGTCAATTTATTTTGGTATTCGTTTAACTCTTTAGCTTTATTTAGTATATTATTCTTAAACATATCATTCCAATGATTTAGTTTTTCTGGGACGTTACCCATTTTCTTAATCATCTTCTTGATCATTGTTTTAAACTTTTCTACTATACGATCAATATATGCTTTAGTCTTTGCAATATTATCATAGCTTAGAATACTATTATCTTTAGATGGGTTAATAATAGCGTCAAACTTATTTATTACTTTTGCTACATCATGATTGATTTTATAAGCAGTTTCTGTTACAGATAGATCCACATAATAATGGTTTCTTTCTGTATCGATATTCATACCCTGATTAGCAGTATTAGGATCGGTTGTTTCTCTAATATTGAATATAACGTCATTGAAACGTTCGTTCTTCATAGGAACGCCTTTTCCTGATTTAGATAATAGATAAGTACAGAAAGGTTCATCTATAAAGAATTGATATTTAGTAGGATAGAATACTTCTACAGAGTTTAAATAAGATACCAATGAAACCAATGTATCTGTTGGTGGTATAATAAGTTGCTGTTGAACCCTATTATATTGAAATGGCTCTATAAGTAAGTGAAGATTATTCATATATGAACTTAAGATAGTCATCATATGAGTATCCATCATAGTAGTATTTGCTACTGTCTTATTAGCATCAATACATTTTTTACTCATTAACCCAAGATAAGCTTCTTTATATACGTCTTGCTTATCTTTACCACCTTCATCTTTCTCTTTATAATCTAATTCTTTATAATAGTTTATATCGTTAGATACAAAGATAGAGAATTCGTCTTCTATATATGATTCAACCGTAGGAGTTTCTAATTCCTGATTGATATCATACTTATCTATTTTAAGATACATGGTAGCTGTTTTAGCATTAGCAATAATCTTATCAAAAAGATTCTTGTCTAAGTTAACGTGTGCTAACATGGTTGGCATATTTTTATTTTCATAATCACTAATACGGATTATATTTTTAAAGTTCTCAGGTCTAATTATAAGACCATCTGATTTCTCTCCAGGAATTAATACTTTACCTGAGACCTTGAAGTTCCATTGTTGCATTATAATCTGACCTCCATTTTATATTATCAGAGTGTCATCATATTTAAACACAAGGAGATGAGAAGAGCCATAGTAGCTCTTCTCATTATTTACTATTAACGAGTTTGAAGTTCGCCGTTTCTAATAGATCTTGCTTTATTTAATTTAGCAGCTAAACCTTTTTCTGCATGAGCAGCATTCGCTGCCAAGTGTCTATTAACACGATGTGCAGCACTACCTTTCATTCGACCAGGTTTGGTCATTAATTTTAAACCGCTGTCTAAACCATGAGATGCTTGATCTTTACCAGCTCTAAAGCCCATTTTTGTGCTATAAACTAATTTATTAATGGCTTTAGCAACAGATGCGACAACTTTAGTCAAAAATTGTTTGATTTTAGTCCAAACTTTTGCAAGTTTGCCTTGACTATCATCTTTCAATTTTTGGTTGTATTCTCTGATTTTTTTCTCCATTTTTAATTGAAGTTTTTCCAACCAATTTAGATCGTCAACGTGTTGAAGAACTTTATTAATTTGAACTAATTTGCTGGAGTCGCCATCAGCTTTGATACCAGCATCAATGTGTTGAAGAATTACTTGACGACCAACTGCTTCGTCATTAGAGCCTTCTTCGAGAGCTTCGATATCAGAGAATTCTAATGCAAAATCTTCAGCAATTAGATTTAAAATTTCTTTGTTTTCTGTAAGAATAAATAATGCCATTTGCTATTTACCATCCTTAAAAGTATTAAAAACTATTATATATTATAAATGATCTTCTGGTTCTGGAGCTGGTTGTACTAAACCAGAGCCAGAATCTTCTGCTCTTCTACCTGGAGAAGTAGCTTCTTCTGGAGGTTGAGTACCATTTTTCTTTTTACCAGGTTTACCAGAAGTAGTAGATCCAGTTGTTTCTGGGTTGCCAGGAGCAGCCTCATGAGTAGCTTCGCCACTTTCTGTACGTTCAGTAGTACTAGGAGATGTAGTATGTTCATCTTCACCAGCACCTGCAGCAGGTTTAGGGTTTACACCAGGTTTGTCAGTAGCATCTTCTTCAATACCGCCTTCTTCATTATAACGGAAAGAGGAAGAAGAAGGTTTATTACCAAAACGAGGAAGTTGACGGTAAACAATACCTTTATCTAAAGCTGTTTCTTTAGCACGATCTTCTTCAGTTTTAGCAGTTTCAGCTTCTTTAGCTTTTTCTTCAGCTTCTAAGTCTTTGAAGTGTTTTTTGAAACGAGCAGAAATTACGGAATTACGATATTCTTCTTCAGACATTTCTTCTAAAAATTCAACATCGTCTTTTTCGGCAATTTCTTTTTTAAGTTTTTCACCAATAGCATTGATACGATCATTTTCTTCATTAGATTTCAAAGCTTCAAGTACAGTTTCAATATCTGGAATGAAGATGTCTTCTAATTCTTCAGAATCGATTTGTTTATTCCCACCATTGTCTTCATGACATTCTTTGAAACCGCGTTTTGTTAATTCTTCTACTTGTTTTGCAGTAAAGATTTCAACGCCGCTAACTAAGTTGAAGTTATTGTAAAGTGGAGTATAGGTAATTTTTGGTTCTTTACCTTCTTCTTCAGCTGCTTCTTCTTTAATTTCAAATACTTGGCAGCCACGATCTAATAATCTAGCTACGCCGCTGATTTCCATTAGTACTTTTTCAGTAGTGCCAGTGACACCAACAAAATTTAATGTTGCACCGCCTGGAGCGACGATTTTTACAAATTTACCTTCGCGCATTAAGGTCACCATTCCTTTTCATAATATATTACAAAAATAAGTAATCTTGAAGATTATTATAATGTGCAGAGTATAAAACGACTATGCATCATAATCCCCATGGTATGTGAGCTCATCATTAACAGCGATATTCAATTTCTTTTGAAGAGCTCTAACTCTACCATTATATTCTCTATTTCTATATCTATTAACATGATCTCCAGCATAGTTTCCTTTAGGGCCTATAGTGATTTTATTGCCAAGTTTTTGCATTCTAAATGCTAACCAATCAATGATCTTAATACAAACTCTCATAATCTTTCTAAGAATATTTGTACGATTCATATTTCTTTCTTGATCTAGCTCTGCTTCTAGTTTAGTATATAAACTTCTAAAAGCTGCAATCTTAGATGCAACCCAAGTTTTAGGAGCATGCTCAATTTCTTTTCTAAGTTTATCCCTAGTAAAGTCTTCACGATCAGATATTATTTGGTTAAAAGCTTCCATACTATCTTTATCAGATTGAAGTTTTACATAGAATGCTCTTCCAGCTGCTTTCTCTATCTCTTGTCTAGATTTCCCTTTAAAAGGATCTTCATTTTCCAAGATAATAGTTGCTTCTTGAAGAGCTTCCTTTTCTTCAGCATTTAAAGAAAGGGATTCTAATAAATCCATTTCTATAGATGCAGATTCTATTACATATAATCCCATGATTAATTCCTTATTTATTAAAAGCTTCTATCTCCATAAAGATCTTATGGATAACTCTAGAAGTTTCTTTATAGTAATTTATATAAAAAGACATAGCAGCAAAGTTATTGGTATTGATTATATTGGTATAATGTAAACTATCGGATATAAATCTTTGATGAGTCTGTCTTAATCTTTTAGATAATTTATCATCATCATAATTCTCTTCAAGAAGTTTAGCAAATAAATTATTTACTTTATTCCTAACCTCACCTATATAATCAATACATTCATCATGATAATCTTTAACCTGGTTCAAATCTTTACAAATCTCTTTATCATATAGATTAGAAAGTTTTATGATTTCAGAAGGTTTTAGATTATCAGTTTTATGAAAATACTTAGAACTCTTTTCAAATAGTTTTACAAGTTTTTCTTTAGTCTCATAATCTTTATATTTATTAAAAGTAATAGCTTCAATAGCCCCATCTTTTAACCAATGCTTTTCATCTAGATATATATCTAAAATAGATTTAAAATCCTCTTTAAGCATTGGTATATTATATTTAAGCTCTCCGATATTATACCTTTCCATATCTAATTCTGGATATCTTCTAATTTTCTTTTCGATATAATATATTTGAGTTTTCTTACTAGTAGTTTTACTAGCTGCATATACTCTAAAATCTCTAAGTACTTTAGAAGAATTAAAGATCTTACTAATAGCTTCTTTTACACTTAGTTCCTGCATCATAGCAGAAGTAAGATCTGAAGCCTTGTTATTAAATTTTGTAATAAGATCTTTTTGCCATTCTATCTTTTCTTTTCTAGAAGAAATAGCAGCATCATAGAATTGATCTTTGAATTCTGTTTCAAAATCTTCTATAGTATAATCGTTATAAACTTTATCTTTTGACTCAGATAAAGATTGACTAAATATATCCATTATAAACTCCTACTTATTTATTCTAGAAATTGGAGTGACTTTGTCTTCTACTATTTGCATTTTTAATTCTGCAAGCATAGTAAATAGTTGAGAGAAATCATTATCTGTCAGACGTAGATAATTATATTCTCCCATATTAGTAATCATTTTCTCTTTGGCTACTTGCTTAGCTCTATAATCAGTCATGGTTCTAGTATTAGGATTCTTCCCGCCATCTTTAACTTCTATGATTAAGTTATAAGGAAGTAGTAAAAAGTCTGTGATCCAGTGTCTAGTTTTACCACCATAGGTATATTCTAGAACAGGGCCAGGAGCGATTACTTCTGAAGAATCAAACTCTAGTACATCATCTAAGAACTTCATAAGATTTAGCTCATATTTACCAGTATATGTAAATTCTTTACCATCAGACCATTTATACTTACCACTGATTTTTCTATTAGCAAGCATTTTCTCTTGCTGTTTGGGATCGTCTAGAAGATGAGTCTTATTATAGACTTTCATCATACGTTTTTGATAAGTCTTTTTAACAGTCTCATAACATTTTGGATTTCCACATAGACGCTCATATTTTTGACGTTTCTCATTCCACTTTGTAGGATTTCCGCATACTGTGCAATTACCATGACCTTGTTTATTATTGACAATATCATATACTAATCTATATGCGGTATAATCTTCTGGAATTTCTTCATCATGTTTACGTTCTATATGTTTAACCAGATCATCTCTATGATAGGTTTCGCTACAATAAGGACAAGGATATCTTTTCATCGTTTCCTCCTATATTTACAATTTGATTACTAAGTGGTCATTACTTGCAAAAGTAAATGAGGAAAAGAATCAAAATATGAAATAACTGATCAAATCTATTTAAAGTATCTTCCAGTCTTCTAAACTTTTCATTACTTATTATACCATTTAATCTCTCTATGATAAGAGAATTCATAGCATAGCACTTACCAAAATCTATTAAAACATGTGATATGAAAATTATTAAGAAAATAACTCTACTAAAATAATCTGCAAATCTTGCACCAGTTATAATACAAAAACCTACCCATACAATGAAGGCATACAATATACAATGGCATACTAATAGATATAGAGATTTTCTTTTGTTCCTTTCTAGGTATTCCCCTTGAAGAGGGAAATCTGCTAAACAATGTATTGCAAAAAGCAACAACATGTCTACAATCATTATATATCACCATCTCTCTTTTTACTTATTTTCTATTATAGTAAGGTCAAGTGAGATTCATAGAGAGTTTACAGAAAAAAAAATAAAAGGGATTATTATTCCCCTTTATTTTCTTTAGCTTTAAGTTGTTCATTCATCTTATTTTCAAAATAAGATATATCATAATGAACTTCTTTACTTTCTGGAATATTATCAGAAAAGTCTGAGAAGTTTTCTTCTTCATTTCTGATATAAGGTTTATTATTA